CTCGAACATGTCTGAATGATTATGCTCAACACCCCTTTCGCGACTTTGACCATTGGCTGCTCAAATGGAGCTCCGCTAAGCGTGAACAGATTCGGCAGAGCGTCATCAATGACATTTACCGCCCTGACCGCGTTAAATCGTTCGTTAAATGGGAAATTTCGGTGGGTTTGAAACCACCATCAAAAGCTAGGTTGATTCAGGGCCCTTCAAATTTGCGCACTCAAGCGGAATTGGGCCCTGACATTTTGGCGTTACAGTGTGTACTTGGTGATCATGTTCACCGGTTGCAATTGACGCCTTATGTCGATATCACCTTTGCTTGCGGTATGAATGTTTCTAAGATGGCTTTGTGGCCCGCATTCAGTGAACGCGTGGTTTCTTATTACGAGCGTGATGGTAAGACCTGGGACGCTATGGTGCAGGTTAAGCACTTCGTCCTCAGGGACATCATTTATCGCAGTTTTGATGCTGAGTTGGCCGATAAGGTCCTCAAATTTGTACGTGTATCTGGGATTGTTTGTGACCGTACAGGTTTTCTCAGCTATAAGGTCAATGGGACGGTTAAGTCTGGCCATAACGATACTACATTGTGGAATTCTATATTGAATGCGCTGATTTCAGCACATGTATTTACCACTCTGCAGTGTCGGGCTAGCGTGATAGTTGCTGGCGATGACATGCTGGCTGCTGTCTTTGATGACTATGCTGCTGAACAAGTCCGCTCATTGGAGCGGGCTTGCGGGATTGTGCCCGAGAGTCGCTCATTTAACTCTCTTTACGATGCTAGTTTTGTCTCCGCAATCTGGGTTACTGATGGACAACATCATGGTTTTATACCTAAGCCTGGACGAATATTAGCCAAAGTCTGGTGGTCCATTCGCGTACCAAGCCCAAAGAGGCTGCGTGCTCATCTTAATTCGATAGCACGTGGCCTCTGGCCTTCGTGTAATTCTGTGCCCGTTGTTTCACATTGGCTTAGAAAGGCCATGGGAGACTACGGCACGGTTGACGTGGGTAAGGACTGGTGGCGCGATTTCTCTGATGTCCACCAGGTGTTTGGTGAAGGTATATATCGACATTTCTCGACTCGTTACCAGATTAGTGTGAATGACCTACGAGAAGCTGAAAAGTTTCTTGATGGACTGGAATTTCGGCCGGGGTACGTTTGTCACCCCGTCATTCAACACATCGTCGAGGTCGATCTAGCCGATATCGGAGACCGCGTCGTGAGTTTCTATTAAGTTCTCGGGGAACACACTTGAATAAAGTGCCCGCAAGAAATGAAAGCAGAAGTGGAAAAACGCTTAGAGAAGCATGGAGTGACAGGTTTGGGTCGTGACTTCGTTGTCAAGGCCCTTGATCCTGTGGCCGCATTGGCGTCACCCGGTATACCCGATCCCAATGCGGTCGATGTGTTGCGCCCTGAATATCGAGTACAAGCAACGGTGGCAGCACCACCGTCAGCAACTAGTTGGGATTTATATGTTTGGACACCTCCTGGAGACTTCCATGGTTTGGTCTGGGCTGCTGCACAAAGCCCAGCCGACTTTTCGACAGCTGCGGCACCAGTTGGTGCCACTTGGGGTGCTATGTATTTGCAGCCCTATGTCGACTTGCCTGGTACTGTCGGTTCTTTGACAGTGACCTCAGGCTCGGTTTCTGCCGGGCCCACTTATGCAGCGCGATCACCTGCTGCTTTGCCATGGTCATTTAGACACATGTATAAGTCAGTGACTGCTGAGCTGGTTGCAGCCGCAGTTAATGATCAAGGCACTGTGTATTGTGCACAGTACCCGTACGAATGTGTCTCTGAAGGCTATGACAACCTGGCGCCAACGGTAGGCGGCGGTTTCAATATCGCTGCTGTTACCAAGGCGACCAAGTTGCCTCTCAATGAAAATGATATGACACTGTCTGCTCCCGAGTGTTATGTTGGAGTGGCTAAGAAAGGGGTGTATATGCCCCACCGCCTTTCTGGCCCCTCGCAGCCTTATTGTGATATTAATTCACATACGCCAATCGTCACCAACGTGATTGTGGGGGGCGCGTCCGTGGGGTTTAATACCTTTTGTCTGACGCCCACCCCGACGCTCGAATCTTTGCAGTACCCACAGGTCATGTTAGTTTCCCAGAACGACACCGGGACCGGATCGCCTTTTCCATGGATCAATAATGGTGTCTATGGTTGGGCGGGTTCTGGTGGTACCGGGAACGTGCAAGCGACTAGTGGGAACACCGGATTCGACAACATGAACGTCGGAGTTATGATATGGCGTGGGCTGGGGGGCAGTGGTGGCGGTGGCTTCACCGCTAGTGTCATGTTTAAAATGGTGGTCGGGCTTGAAGTGATGCCGCGACCAACAAGCATTGATAGGGTCTTCTGTAAGCCTGCCTGTCCTTACGACCCACGAGCGCTCGAGGCTTATTACGCCATAGCGCTCGAGCTCGACGACGCATACCCAGCGTCGTATAATGCATTCGGAGCGATCTTGCCTTTGATAGGCAATATTGCCTCGAAGCTTTGGCCAACCATCAAGACGATCGGGTCTGGAATCGCGGGCATGATAGATTCTGCTCTTGCGCCTGCGTCATCCCCACCCCCTCCACAGCCAGAGCGCCAAGCTTCTGTTTTGTCAGTCGCACCACCGCCTGATATGCGTGCTCGCATATCGCGGGCACCATCGGTGCGTGCGGCAAGAGTTCGCACTTCATCTGTTAAAAGTGCACCAAAGAAAGGACGCGGACGTAGAGTCAAGATCCGCGCCTAGCCCTTGTGGCGAGGTAGAG